ATTGTACGCCCCGGCGGCCCGCCGCGCCCATATCATGACAATACTCTGGCTCGACTTTGAAACCCGCAGCCGCTGCGACCTGACCAGCGCCGGGGCGTACAATTACGCGCAAGACCCCAGCACGGAAGTGCTGTGCATGTCATACGCTTTTGGCGATGAGGACGAAAAGACGTGGACGCCTGACCAGCCGTTCCCGACGCGCATCGCCATCTTCAATGGCCAGATCAGGGCGCACAACGCAGCCTTTGAGCGGCTGATCTTCTGGTACGTCATCTGTCCTGACTTTGGCGTACCTGAGCCTGCGCTGGAGCGGTTCTATTGCACTGCAACACAAGCCCGCGCCAACTGTGCGCCAGGCAGCCTTGAGGACGTTGGCCGCTTTGCAGGCGCGTCCATGCGCAAGGATCACCGCGGCGCGGCGCTGGTGCGCGCGTTGTCGATCCCCCGCGCTGACGGGCAGTTCAAGTATAACCCCGTGCTGATGCTTGAGATGATCGAGTATTGCGAGGCTGACGTCCGCGCCATGCGCGCCTTCTCCAAGGCCATGCGTGACCTGACGGATGAAGAACTGGCCGACTACCACATCAACGAGCGCATCAACGACCGCGGCGTGCTGCTCGACAAGCCGCTGGCCGAGGCTGCGGTGCGTTACGCGGCCGAGGAACTGGTTGAGATTGAGGAAGAGGTGGCCGAGGTCACGAAGGGGGCCATCACGTCGGTGCGCAGCCCGCGGATGCGTGAGTGGGTCATGGAGCGCGTCGGCCCGCAGGCACTGGCGCTGATGGAAGTCTGGAAAGACGGCGAGAAGAAGTATAGCATCGACAAGACCGTGCGCGCCAATCTGTTGGCCTTTGCAGAGGAAAATCCTGATGAAGTCCCCGAGGAAGTCAAGACGGTGGTGCAGTGCGCGGACGATCTCTGGGCATCGTCCGTGGCGAAGTTTAGCCGAGCCGCAGCGCTTGCAGATGCTGAAGACAATCGCGTCAGGGGTGCGTTTGTATTCGCTGGCGGTTCAGCTACAGGCCGAGCGTCAAGCTTCGGATTGCAGGTCCATAATTTCCCGCGTAAGTGTGCCGACCAGCCTGAACTAGTCCGTCACGCCATGGTGCGCGGTCACAAGATCGTGCCGACCTACGGCAAGCGCGTCACTGACGTGCTGAAAGGTATGCTGCGCCCATCACTCATCCCGGCGCCCGGCAAACGCTTGGTCGTCGCAGATTGGTCGTCGATTGAAGCGCGCGTCACGCCATGGTGCAGCGGCGAGGCAGGCGAGGCGAAGCTAGACCTGTTCCGCAATGGTGCTGACGTCTACAAGGTCAACGCATCCGCGACGTTCCATGTGCCGGTCGATCAGATCACCAAGGACCAGCGCCAGGTCGGCAAGGTGCAGGAGCTTGCGTGCGGCTTTGCCGGCGGCGTAGGTGCCTTCGCTGCCATGGGCCGCGCTTATGGCCTTGTGCTGCCCGAGAGCGAGGCGCGCAAGATGGTGGACGGCTGGCGCCGCGCGAACCCGTGGAGCGTGCCCTACTGGCAGTCGTTGGAGATTGCATATACCCGCGCTATACGTAATCCGCGTACTGAATTTGTAGCCGGTCGCGTTACATATTACTACGACGGTCAGCATCTTTGGTATTCGCTGCCGTCCGGTCGTGTGCTATGCTATCCGTTTGCCCGCATTGAGGAAGACGGCGTCACGTATGCCAAGGCATCGTGGAAGCCCGCGGCAGATGCGAAAGAATGGCCGCGTGCGAGGCTTTGGAAGGGGCTTGCGTGCGAGAACATCACGCAGGCAACAGCGGCCGACATTCTCAGAAACGCGCTGCGGCACTTACCTGACGTTGTGCTGCATGTGCATGACGAAATCGTGATCGAAACAGATCAACCGGAAGCTGCGCTTGAAATGATGCAGCGCGTCATGACGACCCCGCCGACATGGGCTAAAGGGTTGCCTCTTGCGGCGGAAGCCAGCATTATGGACCGTTACGGCAAATAGTCAGAAGGGGGTTCCCCATGATGAAAGTGCTTTCCAATTCCAGCATGACGCTGGCATCCGGTGTCGCAGCGGTTCTGTGGCGGCTCAGATTGAAACACCTGCTTCCTGTGGCACTGGTGGCCGTCCCCCTCGTGGCCACCAGTGCTGAAGCAGCGCGGCGTGAGCCAGGTCAACCGAGGGGCTGTCCATCCAAGTGGTGCGGCTGCTACCTGGCGCATTACTATGGAATGCCGCACCGCAAGGATTTGTGGCGCGCGCGTAACTGGGCGAAGATCGGCAAACCGACGCGCCCCAAGATCGGCGCCATCGTCGTGTGGCGCAACCACGTCGGCGTGATCGTCGGCAAGAAAAAGTCCGGCTGGGTTGTCAAGTCCGGCAATGACGGCAACCGCGTGCGCATTCGCGTGCGGACCGTTCACAACGCCATCGCGTTTCGTTCGCTCAAATGACGATGGATTTGGTCTTTGCACTGTTTATGTGGGCGGCCCTTGTGGCCGCCTGCTGCGCCACGTTCAAGGTAGGTGGAGACGACGACAACGAACCGTGATAATCTAAAAAACGCATGTGAGGGAAAACATGATCGACTTTCTTGACTACATTGTCAGCCTTGCGCCGAAGGGCGAGACTGCGCTCATTCTGCGGCAGACACCGCGCCTGAATAATGGCCAGATCGAATATCACGCAGACGGCGCGCCGAAGGCCACCTTTCCGGCGTTCCTGCCGTCGCACAAGCGCAAGGACGGCGAAGCATGGTACGTGAACACCGGCAGCTTCGTCATTGACCGCTTCACGAATGGCAAGCCGTCAGCCAAGCGCGAGAACATTGAATACGTTCTGTTCATGATGCTCGACGACATCGGCACCAAGTCCAAGGTGCCATCCGTGCCCCCGACGTGGATCATGGAGACGTCGGAAGGCTCATTTCAGTGGGGCTATGCGTTTTCTGAGCAGCCGACCAAGGGCGAGTTTTCGGCCGCCATCACTGCCATAGCCGAGGCGGGCTATACCGACCCCGGCGCGGTCAATCCCGTGCGCAACTGTCGCCTCCCCGGCAGTATCAACCTCAAGAAAGGCCGCAACAACTTTCCCGCGCGGCTGGTCGAGTTCCACCCTGGCCGCGAGTACACGCTGGCCGCCATCTGCGAGGCGCTGGGCGTAACGCCTGCGCCGGCTGACACGGCACAGATCACCTCCGTCAAGATCAGGGATACCGGCAGCGATAGTGTGCTGCGCTGGTTGTCGGACCAAGGGCTGGTCCTGTCGCCCGTCAATGCCGAAGGCTGGTGCGGCGTCACCTGCCCGAATAGCCACGAGCATACGGACGGAAACCCCGAAGGCCGTTACTCGCCCGTCAACCGCGCCTTCTGCTGCTATCATGGCCACTGCCAGCACCTTGACAGTCGCGCGTTTTTGTCGTGGGTCGCGGAGCAAGGCGGCCCCAAGGTCGAGCCGGGCCTGCGCGATGACCTGCTGGCCGACCGCATGGCGAAGGTCGCGGCCACGATCAAGCCGAGCGAAATCTTCCGTGACACTGCCACCGAGATCATTGCGGAGGTCGAGCGCAAGGAAGCCGGCCGCGTCGAGAAATCGCAGTGGTATGAGCGTTTCGCGTATGTCGCGTCTGACGATACGTATTTCGATCTTGAGTTGCGGCGTGAAATGTCGCGCGGCGTGTTTAACGCGGTGTTCCGCCATATCGGCTGCAAGTCGATCCACAACGACCGGCGCATTGAGGCCAGCGTCTGCTTCGACGAAAACCGCCAAGCGGCCGGCGGCCGCGTGCTGGCCGGTGTCACCTATGCTGCGGGCGATAGTGTGCTGGTGTCGCGCGACGGCGACGTCTACGGCAACCGTTGGATCAATGCGCGGCCGGACCTGAGCGACGTGCATGGAAACGACATTGAGGTCTGGTTGGAACACGCCGAGCGTATGCTTCCCGACCGGGCGGAACGCGAACACGTCTTCAACGTCATGGCGTTCAAGCTGCAAAACCCGCGTATCAAGATCAACCATGCCGTGCTGCATGGCGGTGACGAAGGCTGTGGCAAGGATAGCCTGTGGGCGCCGTTCCTGTGGGCTGTGTGCGGCCCCAACCTGCGCAACCGCGGGCTGGTAGATGGAAAGACGATAAACTCGCGCTGGGGCTACGCTCTTGAGAGCGAGGTTATGATCCTCAACGAGTTGAAGGAACCGGAGGCCGCCGAGCGGCGGGCGCTGGCCAATTCGCTCAAGCCCATCATTGCGGCGCCGCCGGACACACTGACGATCGAGCGCAAGGGGTTGCATCCATACGACATGGTGAACCGCGTGTTTGTGCTGGCGTTCACCAATCATCAAGTGTCGATCACGCTCGAAACGCAGGACCGGCGCTGGTTCTGTGTGTGGACGGATGCGCCGCGCATGTCGGAGGACGAAGGCAAGGCGCTATGGAACTGGTACGACGACGGCGGCATGGCGCGCGTTGCGAAGTGGTTGTGGCAGCGCGACGTTTCGGCGTTCAACCCGAAGGCAACGCCTATGGCCACGGAGTTCAAGGCCAGGTTGATCGACAAGTCGCGCTCCATGGCCGAGACGTACATCATGGAGCAGATTGAACGTCCGTCGCCCGAATTTGCGGCCGGTGTCATTGCATCGCCCGTGCATCGCATCTGCACCGCTTTGCAGCATGGTTCACCCAATGGCGCCAAGATTGTGCCGGCGGCGCTGTATCACGCCTTGAAGGAAGCCGGCTGGGAAGACTTGGGCATGGTGAAGTCAACCGACTATCCAACAAAGAAAAACATGTGGGCGCGGCCCGACATGCTGAAGCGGTACAACAAGAGCGAACTCCGGCGCATGGTGGAACCGGCGCCTGCTGTGGAGCAGGCACCGGAGCCGGGCTTGAAGCTGGTAAAAAGTTAAAGGTCGAGCCAGGCGGCCAATACGGCGGCCAGCACAAGGGCGGCGAGGTAGATCATGCCCCGTCGCCCAATGTTTTAGCGACGGCCGCGCGGTGCGGCTTGAACCAACCCTTGAGGACGGCCGCGTTGAACGCGTTGTAGCTATGGATCACGGTTGAGTGGTCCGCGCGGTCGAGTGCTGCCGCTATCTTGGGGTAGCTGAGATCAAGCCGGCGGCGCCGTAGTTCCCACACGGCATGGTGCCGGGCATAGGCGAGGGCCGATATGCGGCACTTGCTCATAATGTCGTTCACCGTCACGCCATGCGCGTCGGCCACGGCCTGAATGATACGCCGCGCCGGAAACTTTTCGGCTTGCATGGCGACCCATAGGCGATGCGTTTCCCATAGTTCCTCGTCGTCTCTCACTGTGTCTTTTTGCGTTGCATCATAGTTCATTTTTTGTTAACCTTTCCATTGTTTCCCTCCCTCCGACGCAACTGGGCGGCCTCACTGGCCGCCCTTTTCTTTTTGCGGTACGGGAAGGATCAATTCGGTATGTTTCTCGTGAGTTCTAAAGTCCCAGTATGGTTTATGTTGCATTCCCGGCCACGCATTCAAGGCAGCGGCGATGGCTTCCTGCCACGCAGAACCGGGCCGCTTCTTGATTGTCTTGTGGTATGTAGACATGGCTGTGTGCCACACCTCATCCGGTATCATGTCGGGCGTGATCATGCTTTCGTCTCCTGTACAATGAGCCGGCGCCGTTCAGCTTCGCGCGCGGCGGCGGTTAAGGCTACTTGGTACTTGTCGCGGCGGGCTTCGCACGCATCCAGAAACCGCAACAGGCTAGCGTCATCCAGGCCCGCGACATTGGCGGCCCAATAGGCTGGATCAGCTTTCATCGGTACATCTCCTTCACCACGCCGTTAAGCTGCTCCGCAAGCCCCTGCCATTCGTCGCGGGCGTCTTCCAGTTCCTGCACCTGCACGCTCAATTCGCTATTGCGATCCTCCAGCGTGTTGCACTCCTCCGTCACCGCATCCAACAGATCCGCAAGGGCTTGGATCAAATCGCTGCCGTTGGCGTTCTCGCGCGCGTATTGCGCAAGGTCGTTTGGTGTCATGTTCATGAAGTCTGTATAGTCGCGCGTCATGTGTCGTGGTCCTTTTCGTCTATGAGTTTGAGTTCCCGTAGTACGTCGGCCATGCGTGACGGTGGCCAGCTTATCTCGCCTGTGTCAGCGTCGCGCTTGACGTGCCGCGCGTCGGCCAGGCGGCCCGCGTCCGGCATGAGGCCGCGCGCGTCGTAGCCGGGGCGGTGTCTAGTCGCGGCCATAGTCAATGTCCCCATAAAGGTCGACAATGCCATTGGCGGCCAGCGTCTCGCGGATGCGTTCATCCAGCCATTCCGTGTCCAGGTCCTTATACATGATGAGGAATAGCAGTTCGTGGCGGTTGATCTTGGTATAGATGGGCTTGCCGTTCTCGTCGGTATCGCTGAAATGGAACTCGTTCACGTCCCAATCCACGGGGCCGCGCCGGCCGTCTGGCAAATCGTAATCAATGCCTAGTTCACAATCGCGCTCGAATAGCAGGACGTCATCTTTCCAAACCTGAACCGTGTAGTTGATGTAGAACATGGTGTTTCCCTTTCTGTTATGTGGATAAGTATACGGGCGGACTGTGCCGCCCGTCAATGATTTGTTTATGCAATGGCGCGCGCGGTGGCCCATGGCGTGACGTCGGCGGATGCGCGCATGGGCATGATCACGGCGAAACAATCGGCGCGGTTGGCGAAGGTTACGCCATGCGGGCTTCCCATATCCCAGGCGTGTATCTTGAAGGACGTGCCAGTCTTTGAGCCAAGCGCGCGCGACATCTGCCCGAGATCATAGATATAATCGGGATTGAAATGCGCCGGTTCCGACATGTTGCCGGACTGATAACCTTCCGGCGCCGGGATGACGCGGCGCCAATCGGGAAACGTGCCGTCTACGGGCGTGAACACGACACCGCCCAGGGTATTGCCGTTCAGTTCAATCAAATCGGCGCGCTTGCCGGCCAGCTTGAGCGCGGCCTTGACAGTGTCGAGCGGGATAATGACGTCGGCCGGCACAGCTTCGGCCAGCTTGGCACAGAACAGGCGATGGCCGTCCGTCGTGACCATGTGGCCGGACGTGCTAAGATGCACGCCGCGCAGATAGTAACGGCTTTCCTCGTTTGACGCGCAAAACAAGGCGGCCTTGAGCATGTCAGTAGGGATCAACATAGTGGAGTGTCCTTTCGTTTAGGTTAGGGTTTAAGGTCTAGTGAACGGGCGCGCCGGGCGCCCGTCTGCTAGGCCCTAGGGTGTTGCAGCAAGGAAAAATGCCGTGAAGGCATAGATTGCGCCGCAGAACAGCGCCACGTTGAACAGTTGCAGCGCCAGGAATGCGCAATCTTTGATGAGTTGCATGTTACACCGCCTGCCAAACGTCAAAGCCCATATGACGGAGATTGTTGTGCCACTCATGCCCGTCATCGCGGTTGAGCGCGGCCTTGAACGCGGTGAACACGTCGTCACCTTCATAACCGTCCGGCAAGCTGGTCGGCATTTTGCGGGCGGCGCTGTTACAGGCGGCCGTCTTTTTGTCGTAGCCGTAGCCGCCGGCATAGCCGCGCACCATTGGCACGCCGAACCAGTGCGCATAGCAGTACAGGCGGCCGGCACCGTCACGCGGGAATTTGAATGCGATAGTGCCAACCTGCTTGCCGCCATGCACGATGACATAGGCGGAAACATGCGGGAAGCTGGCGCGGTGCTGGTCATATACGTCGGTCATTGTCGTTTCCCTTTCGTGTTGTTGTTGTGGATAACCCTACCAGCTTGCCGTGAGGGTGTCAAGAATTATTTTGCAAACTTTTTTCTTGCAGCTTGCGCCGCGTCGTGCTATGGCTTGGACATAACAGGAAAGGAAACGACAATGCCTATGCTTCCCGTGTACATTCTTGAGCGCACGCCAGGCGCCGAAGGCCGCGCCGTTGCGTGGGAAGACATCTACCGGACCAAGCGGAAGATTTTCATCTGCTACCGTGCGCACCGCGAGATCAGCAACCATGGCGTTGCGCCTCGCGCTCGTAAGTTCCTTGTCTTTTGGGATACGCACTGCCATCAAGTATCCAGCCATTACACGCTAGCCGCCGCCGAAAAGGCCGCCGCCCGCTTTGCGCTGCACCTCGCCCGCGAAGCCGCTTGACAACCAAAACGAAAGCGATTAACGTCACCCGTGACGTTAACGAATGGCCCTGCGGCGCAAGCTGCGGGGCTTTTTTGTTTGGGGTGGGCAGTGGGGTGATGCGCGGGGTGACGACAGGGGCATGACCGGGCGGTGCTAAAAGCTATATTTTATGCCTATATGGGTTAAATGGGTTATTGATTTACTGATATACAAGTATTATGAAATAAGGCAGGAAGTGCATAATGCTGACACAATTCTGCCTTATATGGAGCTGGAGCGATTAAAAACCGGCTGCCCAAATGACCCATATGACCCATAGATGACCCATGGTTGACCTAGCGTCACGTTTAGAGCGGCGCCAAGGCCGCCGGCTGACAGCTGCAAGCTGGTAGCCGATTGCCAGGCGCCGCGCCGATTGCCCCAATGACCCATGCAAAGAAATAGTTGACGGCACCGTGAAAATGTGGTGTAGTTGCTTTGGGGCATTACGCCCCGAGGGAAACACAATGCAGAACGCTCCTGAAACTCTCTACTGCGGCAAGCGCGAAGCGGTCATCGCTGAAGTTGGCGGCATGGCCCACATTTACCCCGGCAAGTATCTGATCCAGCCGGACGGCAACGCGGCCTTCGACGCTGAAGGCGCCGAGAGCGTCAAGGATATGAAGGCGCTTATCGCCGAGTTCCGCAGTCAGTTCCCCAGCATCCGCGTCGTGATGCTGTAACGCCTAAACCAGAAAGGGCCACGGCACATGAAGCGCAACGCAAGGTAGCATATACAAAACTCCCGCTCTGCGAGTAGCAGACAACTCTCGGTTGATAGCTGTGTGCAGTGCAGCATTTTGCTGCGGGCGCAAAGGGGAGGGGGGGGACAGGGCCAGCGCGTGCTGCTGCTGCTGTGGCAAGGGATCACAAAAACTTTTTTAAAATTTGCTAACATCACAACAAACTTCTTAACGCTTGCAGCCAACGACAAAACGGTTTAGTTTACCGCAAACCAACATCTGGAGCGCACCATGCCTAAAGGTTCACTAAGAAAAGGCTACCCTACAAAGCAGCGTCTTCACAACGAACTAGCATTAAGCAGATCGCCTGTTGGCCAGAAACGCAAAGCCAAAGCCGTTAACGAATGGAACGAACTGCGCGCAGCAGGCGTTGAAACAGCCGGTCATGCTACCAAATCGCTGCGCAAATCCATGCGTGAGGTCCGCGCCGAACCTGGTGGTTCTTTGTCATCTATTCGCGAAAACCCTGTTAAAGCACTAAAGCGCCGCGCTGCAGCAAAGAAAAAGTGACCTTCCACTCTCTGCCATATGAGCCGCGCGCGCTGAAGGCGACGGAGGCGCGCCTGGAGGCAATCTACAATGCCGCCAAGGTCGGCCTGAAGGGCGACGCGCTAGCACTCGCCGCAGGGATGCTGCCCATGGAGTACCGGCAGCTTGTGCAGTTCGACCCCATCGCGGAGTATGCCGAGCAGAAGGGGCGTGCAGACGGGGAGCGCGAGATGGCGACGACCCTCTACACGGCGGCGCAGGCGGGCGACACCAAGGCGGCGCTTGAGGTGCTGCGGCACGCCCACAACTGGGTGGCCAAGCAGGCCGTTGAGATCAACGTGGACCAGAAGATCAGCATCACGGCAGCGCTGGAGGAGGCGCAGAAGCGCGTCATTCAGGCGCTGGACCTGACGGCCACGGACCTGACTTCGGAGGCGCTGCCACGTGCAGACCACACAGTATAGCGCGGACGACGAACAGCGGCTGATGGCGTCCGTCTGGGCGCCGCAGTTGAAGGACAACCCGCTGGCCTTCGTGATGTGGTTGTTCCCGTGGGGGCGCAAGGGTACGCCGCTGGAGCATTTCACAGGACCGCGCAAGTGGCAGCGCGAGGTACTCCAAGAGCTTGCCGTCCATATCCAGCAGAACAACGGCAAAATCAACTTCGACACGTTCCGCGAGGCGGTCAGTTCAGGCCGCGGTATCGGCAAGTCAGCCCTCGTAAGCTGGCTGGTGATCTGGATGTTGTCCACCCGGATCGGGTCAACGACCATCGTGTCGGCCAACAGCGAAACGCAGTTGCGGTCCATCACATGGGCCGAAATCACCAAGTGGCTGGCACTGGCGATGAACAGCCACTGGTTCGAGATCAGCGCGACGCGCGTCACGCCCGCCAAGTGGCTGGCCGAACTGGTCGAGCGCGACCTGAAGAAGGGCACGCGCTACTGGGGCGTCGAGGGCCGGCTGTGGTCGGAAGAGAACCCGGACGCCTACGCGGGCGTGCATAACTTTGACGGCGTCATGCTGATCTTTGACGAAGCAAGCGGTATCTCGGACAGCATCTGGCAGGTGGCGCAAGGCTTCTTCACCGAAAACACGCCGAACCGCTTCTGGATGGCGTTCTCCAACCCCCGTCGCAACACGGGCTATTTCTACGAATGTTTCAACGCAAAGCGCGACTTCTGGCGCAACAAGATCGTGGACGCCAGGTCGGTCGAAGGAACGGACAAGCAAATCTATGAGCAGATCATCGCAGAGTACGGTCCTGACAGCGTTCAGGCCCATGTTGAGGTGTACGGTCAGTTCCCCAGCGCTGGCGATGACCAGTTTATACCAGTACCTCTCGTCGATGCGGCTATGTCCAGACCCGCAATCCCCGACGCTACCGCGCCCGTGGTCATTGGCGTGGACCCAGCACGCTTCGGTGCAGACGCCACGGTCATCGCGGTACGGCAAGGCAGAGCGCTTATCGCTCTCCGCCGACACCGCGGCGACGACACCATGGAAGTAGTCGGCCACGTCATTGAGGCCATTGAAACGTACAAACCAGACCTGGTCGTAATCGACGAAGGGGGCTTGGGCGCGGGCGTCGTGGACCGGCTGAAGGAGCAGCGGTACAAGGTCAAGGGAGTGAACTTTGGGAACAAGTCGGCAAAGCCTGTCATGTACGGCAACAAGCGCGCAGAGATGTGGGGGTCGATGCGCGAATGGCTGAAAGAGGCAAGCATCCCGAACGACCGTTTTTTGAAGACGGACCTGATCTCGCCGCTGGTGAAGCCGGACAGCAAGGGCACGATCTTCCTCGAAAGCAAGAAGGATATGAAAGCCCGTGGTCTCGCAAGCCCCGACGCCGCGGACGCGATAGCCGTTACGTTCGCGTTCCCTGTCGGCTCACGAACAGGCCGCGTTGACAACCGTACCAAACGGTCCTATGGTCAATCCAGTGTCCTCAACTCCTGGATGGGGTCTTAATGGCGCGCAAGGGCGTCTCTCTCGCGGTCGGACGAGGCGAAAAGCTGCCCGTCTCTAAAGGTGCTGGCCTGACGGCCAAGGGACGCGCCAAGTACAACCGCGCCACGGGGTCAAAGCTGAAGCCGCCGGCCCCGAACCCCAAGACTGAGGCCGACAAGGGCCGTAAAGCGTCGTTTTGCGCCCGTATGGGCGGCGTTGTGGCCAAGTCAAAGAACGCAGAACGGGCGAAAGCCTCCATGAGAAGGTGGAAGTGCTGAACATGGCCTCAAAACCCGGTTTGTATCGAAATATTCACCTAAAGCGTGCCCGCATCGCTGCCGGATCGGGCGAAGAGATGCGTAAACCGGGCACGAAGGGCGCTCCAACGGCCGCGGCCTTCCGTAAGTCGGCCAAAACACGGAAAAAGTGACATGCCTAAAAGCAAAACTCCCCGTTCTACCGCCAAGAAGATGGTTGCGCGCACAACTGCAAGCGGCGCGCAGCAGTACACACGCGGCAAAGACGCTTACGAGCGTATGGAGACCGTTAGGAGAGCTATCCCTGCCGCCAAAACTGAAAAAGGAAAACAGGCCCTTCTTAAGGCGAAGCGCGACGAAATGACCCCTGGGGCAAGAGCCATTTATGCGCAGTACAAAGAGCAAACCAAACGCTATGATCTTTCGCGCGGAACCGCGCTAGCATCACGTCTTGCCAAAATTGACGCGAAATACGCATCTGCCAAGTCACGGAAAAAGTGACATGCCGCTCGTGAAATCACCCTCAAAGAAGGCATTTCGGGCCAATATCAAGGCCGAAATCAAGGCCGGAAAGCCCGTAAAACAAAGCGTCGCCATTGCGTATTCCGTAAAGCGCAAGGCCATGGGCAAGAAAGGCAAGTAAGATGCCCCCCAGAGGAACCACCGGCCGATCACTGTCTACAAAGGCTCTTACGCCCGGTAGCTCTGAGCAGCGTGCGTATGAAACAAAGCGCGACCGTGCGTTTAAAGCCGCGCTTCGGTCAGAAGCAGAAGGAAAGGCAAGTCCAGTGGCAAAGAAGAGCGTATCTTATGGAGGCCAGCAGTCCATTGCGCAGACGCGCGCGCTGCGGTCCGCTTCGGTTCCTCGGTCAATGCGTTCGCCGTATTATATGACCAATCCTACTGTCACGCGACCGCAGCGCATGACCAAGGCGCAGGCCGACGCCCTGCGTAGCAGAAGCGTTAAGGCGCTACCTAAAGCGACTGGTGAAGAGAGTGTGCGTCCCAAACAGAAGTTAACTTCTTTGACTGGCGGTCTTGGTATGCAGGCTTACGGCCCAGCAAAAGGGGTCTATAATACACGTACGCCGCGCTACGCGTCTCAGGAAACGCGCGACTATCAGTACGGCGAAGTCTTGGCTAAACCCGCCGCGCCCAAAGCAAAAGCTGCTAGCCGTAAGCCAACCACCATTAACGTCCCCGGCGGCGGCTTGCGGACCGGCACCAAAGCAAAAACCAAGGCACCGACCCGTATGGCCGTCAACCCGCGCACGGGTTCGACGTTGGGCTTTACGACCGGCAAGACGACCGGCTCGACGGTTACAAAGGCTGGCGTGGCGGGCAGGACGACTGGTTCTGCTTTTAGCCGTCAGCAGCGTATGCAGGCCAGCCGTGACGTGGCTGGACCGCGCAAGGACAGCAGCGGCCGTAACGTTTCCAGCGCATCTGGTAAGAGGAAGTAGTGGCAGACGACGGCATCAAGGGCGCGGCTACGGTCGCCAACGGCGGTACGGACAGGTCCGACATGCTGGCGACCATGCGGTCGCGCTTCACCATGGCTATCTCGGCCTACGGCGAAAGCCGCGAGGACGAACTGGATGACCTGCGCTTCATGGCGGGTTCGCCGGACAACCAGTGGCAGTGGCCGGCTGACGTGCTGGCCACCCGCGGGTCGGTGCAGGGCCAGACCATCAACGCGCGGCCGTGCCTGACCATCAACAAACTGCCGCAGCACGTCCGTCAGGTCACAAACCAGCAGCGCCAGAACCGGCCCAGCGGCAAGGTGATCCCGGCCGACGACAATGCTGACGTCAAGGTGGCGGAAATCTTCGACGGCATCATCCGCCACATTGAGTACATGTCCGACGCCGACGTGGCCTATGACACCGCGTGCGACAACCAGGTCACGTATGGCGAAGGCTATATCCGCATCCTGACGGAATACGCCCGTGAGGACAGCTTCGATCAGGACCTGCGCATCGGCCGCGTGCGCAACTCGTTCAGCGTCTACATGGACCCCATGATCCAGGACCCGACCGGGGCCGACGCACAGTGGTGCTTCGTCACGGAGGACGTGCTGAAGGCTGACTACGAGCGCATGTTCCCGGACGCGGCCCCCGTGTCGTCGATCATGACCCGCGGCATCGGCGACCAGTCCCTGAGCATGTGGATCAGCGAGAACACGATCCGCATCGCGGAATACTTCTACATCGACCACAAGAAGGACACGCTGCACCTCTACCCCGGCAACGTCACGGCCTTCAAGAACACGCCGCAGGACAAGCAACTGGCGGCCATGTTCGGCAAGCCCGTCCGCACCCGCCAGGTGGACCGCAAGCGCGTCATGTGGATGAAGACCAACGGCTACGAGGTGCTGGACGAGCGCGAGTGGCCGGGCAAGTGGATACCCGTCGTCCGCGTCATTGGCAACGAGTTTGAGGTGGACGGCCGGCTCTATGTGTCTGGCCTTGTGCGCAACGCCAAGGACGCCCAGCGCATGTACAACTACTGGGTAAGCCAAGAGGCCGAAATGCTGGCTCTGGCGCCCAAGGCCCCCTTCATTGGCTATGGCGGCCAGTTTGAAGGCTACGAAATGCAGTGGAAGACGGCCAATACGAACAACTGGCCGTACCTTGAGGTGAACCCGGACGTGACGGACGGCGCGGGCAATGTCCTGCCGCTGCCGCAGCGCGCCCAGCCGCCGCTGGCACAGACGGGCCTCATTCAGGCCAAGATGGGCGCGGCCGAGGACATCAAGGCCACCACGGGCCAGTACAACGCCAGCCTTGGGCAGCAGGGCAACGAGCGGTCTGGCCGCGCCATCCTCGCCCGCGTGCAGGAGGGTGACACTGGCACGTACCATTTCGTGGACAATCTGGGCCGGGCCATCCGCCACGTCACGCGGCAGCTTGTGGACCTGATCCCGAAGATTTACGACACCGAGCGCATCGCACGCATCATTGGCGTGGACGGCGAGGTTGGCATGGCGAAGATCAACCCCATGCAGCAGGAGCCGGTCAAGGAAATCCGTGACCAGATGGGCAACGTGATCGAAAAGATTTACAACCCGTCTGTCGGCACCTACGACGTCATCATCACGACCGGCCCAAGCTACCTGACGAAGCGCCAGGAAGCCGTCGAGGCCATGGCAAACATCCTTCAGACCAGCCCGCAGTTGTGGCAGGTGGCAGGCGACCTGTTCATCAAGAACATGGACTGGCCGGGCGCGCAGGAGATGGCAGCCCGCTTCAAGAAGATCATCGACCCGAAGGTGCTGGCGGAAGACGATAAGCCGCCGGAACTTCAGGCCGCCGAGCAGATGATCGAAGCTCTGACGCAGCAGTTGAACCAGACCATGGGAATGGTGGAGAACATCCAGAACTCCATGGAAGCGCAGGAACTGAAGATCAAGGCGTATGACGCCGAAACCAAGCGCATCAGCGCCATGCAGGCGGCCATGACGCCCGAGCAGGTGCAGGACATCGTCATGGGTACGATTGC